CTAAAATTAATAAGAATGATTTGAAACAATTAGAACATTATAAATTCAATTTAGCATTGTTTATAGAAAGTTCTGAATTTAAGTATGACCTCCCCCCGGAAAAGCAAAGACGCTTATTAAATGAGTTACAATATGTATCAATGTATATTGATATTGCAAAAAGTGTATTTAATTTATCAGGTACAGAAATATCTATTGTAGGTTGGGAAATGTATAATGAAGAGCAAATAAGAGGTAAATACATAAAAATTTATCATTTTACTTCTGCTACACTTGCTGCAGAAATTTTAAATTTAAATAACTCAAAGGTAAGTGCGGTATGTAAAGGTAAGAGACCTTCTACAGGAGGTTGGATTTTTAAATATTTATCTGATTATCTTGAAGAAAAGAGTACAATTTCAGGTATAGACCCTACATTACCTTTTTATGATCTTATAAAAACTAAATAATATGGATGAAAAAAAGTTAAATCCTTTAGATCTATTTATTGAGCTTACTACTAGTGGTTTATCACCTAATCAGTATTATGTAATGCTGTGTATTCATAAGTCTATTTTATCTTGTAAAGTTAATATAGCAGTAGAAATGAAATACTTGGCTAATAATGATTGGATAGAGGGATCACCTGCTAAGCTTACACAGAAAAGTATTGACTTAATTGATTACATAGAAAATCTATTTAATGCTGAGGTTAAAGAGAAAGTTAAAAAGAAAGCTTCTCTTGATATAGAAATGATTGAAAAGTATGTTGAACTTGGCCCTAAAGGTAAGCTAGGTCACGGTAGACCTTGGAGATCATCTCCTACTAATTTAAAAAAAGTGTTTACCTGGTTCTTTAGAAATCATAAGTATACATGGGAAACTATATTACAAGCTACTGTTGTATACTTACAAGATATGGAGAAAGATAATCATAAGTATACACAACAGTCACACTACTTTGTTAGAAAATATGATCATAGCAAATTAGCTGATTATTGTGAAAATGTATTACATGATAACTTCCATGATTTAAAAGAATCTCATGATGAAAAAATAGTATGATACAGAAAATGCACGGTTTCATAATATCTATCTTATTGTCCTACGTAGTTTACATTTTATTTAGTCATTTTATACTTAAGATATCATTCTTAACTTTCATAAGTTTAGAGATTTTGTTGATTTTTAAGCAAGTTTTGAGTATATTTGTCACTAAGGATTCTGCTCAGAATTCATAGAAAATAAAATTAAAAATTTACGTAAATGCCGGCATGGAAAAGTCACAAACAGGCTTATAGTGAAGCTCTTCGCTATATATGGAGCAGACAAAAAGGTGAAATTACAAGTTTTAAAACCCCTTGGCCCAAAGTTAATGATGCGGGTATCAACGGTTTTGAATGGAATTCTCTTACAGTTATAGGAGGAAGACCTGGTACAGGTAAAACATTAATTAAAGATCAGATTATTAGAGAGGCTTATGATAAGAATAAAGGGCATGATGTCAATGTTCTAGAGTTCTCTTTTGAAATGATTGGTAGAGTTAGTAAACAAAGGGAATTCTCATCTGTTTTAGGTAAATCTTACAAATACATATGTAGTGCTGATGAAACAGATAAGATTACTGATGCTGAAATAGCTAAACTCAGAAGTTATGCAAGTAGCGTTACATCAATACAGAGTTTTCCTGTAGATATTGTAGAAACTCCTTGCACAATAAATGAATTTATTGCTACTGTTAGAAAATATATGGAACAGAAAGCTGTTGTCAATGAAGAGACAGGGCAGAGAAGATATATTAATACAGTAGTTACTGTTGACCACTCATATCTTTTTAAAACTGAAGGTAATGAAAGCAAAACAGATATGCTCTATAATCTAGGAGAAGCCCTTACGGCTTTAAAAAGAGCTTATCCTATATGCTTTATAATATTATCACAGTTAGGTAGACATGTTGAATTACCTGAAAGAAATGAAGATGGTAAGTATGGTAATTACATACTGGAAACAGACATATTAGGTGGTGATGCTTTAATGCAACATGCTGATCTTGTTATAGGAGTTAATAGACCAGGTAAGAGAAACATTAAACACTACGGTCCTCAAAGAATTCCTATTAAAGATAATAGTGTATTAGTATTTCACTTTATTAAAGTAAGAAATGGTGATACTAGATTTAGTTTCTTTGAAGCTAAGTTTGATCAGATGAGAGTTGATGAGATGCCTACACCACAGGCTAATACTGGTAAATTAAATATAAAAGTTTAAAATTTTAATTTATGTCAATTAATATAACATTTACATTTCCGGAGCTTAATGCTAAGTTAGACAAGCTTGATAAAAGAGGTAAGTATCAATTGCTTGAGGAAAAACATAAAGAATTATTTAAGAAAGAAGGTATAAACGGTCCTGCTAAATTTATTCCTAGAATGGCGTATTTTTATGAAGGAGAAAAAATTATTAGTTTATATCCTTCTGAGATTAATGGTGCTGAAGATGTTTATACTGAGTTTGTAAGCAAAGAATATCATCCTGAAGATAAGGATAGAAAACTTTACAAATGGATATTCAATGCAGATTATCAGACAGAGTATAAAATGTCTGCACCTCATCCTGTTACAGGAGACAAAAGATTTCTTATTCCAGTAGAGGAATTAATTGATGTTGAAGCTTTTCATAAAGAAAAAGAATTAACATCTAATACTCTACTTAGTGATTTTGATGCAGAACCTTCTGCAGGTACGGATGTACCATATGCTGACATGACTCTTAGAGATTATGCAGCAATACAGTTAAAGACCCCTTGTAGTAATAAGAAGTGGTTAAATGAAATAATTAACAAAACAAAATAAGATGGCTGAAAAAACAGACACAGGTATAGTATTACCTATGCAAAAAGTTAAAGCTGAGTCACAGAGTCCCAGTAACTTAATTATCTTTTCTAAGCCTAAAGTTGGTAAGACTTCACTATTAGCTGAGCTAGAGGATTGTCTTATTATTGATTTAGAAAAGGGTACTAAGCACATTGATGCAGTGAAATTAAATGCTAATAGCATTGAGGAAATTATAGCTATTGGTAGAGAAATTGTTAAAGCAGGTAAGCCTTATAAGTATATTGCTTTAGATACTATTACTGCATTAGAAGAAATGTGTGTACCTTATGCTGAGAAGTTATATTCTAAGAAGCCTATGGGTAAGTCTTGGTTTAAAGCAACTCCAGATGGTAAGTTAGCTCCTGATTCAGGTAAAGCACAGTATGGTAACATACTTAATCTGCCTAATGGTGCAGGTTATACTTACTTGAGAGAAGCTATGACTAAAATTATTGAGCATGTTAAAACACTTGCTCCTAGAATAATTTTAATTGGACACATTAAAGACACTATGCTTGAGAAAGCTGGTGCAGAATTTACATCTTCTGACTTAGATTTAACAGGTAAAATCAAAAGGATTATATCGTCACAATCTGATGCCATTGGATACCTGTATAGGAAAGGAAATAAAAATATTCTTAGCTTTGCAACATCAGATACTGTATCTTGTGGAGCTAGACCTGCTCATTTACGTAACGCAGAAATTGTAGTAAGTGAGTTGACAGATGAAGGTTTTGTTACTAGTTGGGACAAAATTTATATTGACTAATTTTAAAAAAATGTAATTATGGCGTTAAAAACAAAAGAAATCGCAGAGAAAAAATCAGGTAATATTTCAAAAGTAATTTTTCCAGGACAACATAAAGTGAAAATTAATAATCTTGAGCTTAAAAGATTTAATTTCATGGAGTCTGAAGGAGGTTACTACTTAGTTATGAATGTAGAAACTGAACCTATCGGTGCAGGTTTTCAAGGTTTCTTTATTGATACTAGTGATGAATCTAAAGGTAGATATGAAGGTCAAGTTGGTCAAGTTAAGACTAATAGATATTTCTATAAAGATACTACCTTACCTTCTGGTGTAGAGATTAGTAGAGATGATGAAATCATTAAGCAAGTTAAAAACATTTGTGTTCAAGCAGACTGCCTAGACTGGTTAGTAAATGCAGATGGTAAATTTAATACTATTGAAGAGTTAATTGAAGGATTTAATGAAGCTAAACCTTTTGGTGATAACTATTTCAATATGACTATTGGTGGTAAAGAATATTTAAATAAGCAGAATCATTATAATTATGATTTATACTTACCTAAATACAAGAAAGGGTTTACTCTTTATGAAGCTGCAGATACAACTAACAGTAATCTGTTACCTTATAATGAAACAGAGCATGTAATTAAAGCTGAAAAACAAGACGTAGAAGGTTTCTCTTCTAACGGTAATGCTTTAAGTGATTTACCTACTACAGATGATGTACCTTTTGATACTACAGGTGAAATGCCTGATTTCGAATTGTAATTTTTTTTTAATTTTTGTTATTAATTAGGGGCTGCAAGGCCCCTTTTTAATTTATAACATCCACACTGAATATGATTAATACTAATATTGTTACTACAATAGAAGAAGTACCAGATGCATGGGTGTTTGAACATTATTTAGTTCTTCCTGAAAAGCTTAACGGACAAGATGTAAAAATTAAATCCGTATTTAATCCTAATGATACTAATCCTTCACTTTATGTATTTCATTCAAAGAATAGAGATACTTATTTGTTTAGAGATTTTTCTACAGGGATAAGTGGTAACGGTGCTGAATTAGTAAAGAATTTATTTAAGCTAGAAAACAATTGGGTTGCTATGCAGAAAATAATTCAAGACTATAATAAATATATAGCACAGCACGGTTATCAGGAAGAACATAAGATTAAATTTGCAGATAGGTACAAGGTAAAAGATTTTACTATAAGAAATTGGAATACTTTAGATGCAGACTTTTGGGGTGAGTATAAGATTAGTTCTAAGTTACTTGAGAAATATAATATTAGCCCATTAGAAAGTTTTAGTCTAAGTAAATCTGATAATGAATTTGAAGTTAAGACTCCTAGAATGTATGGATACTTTAGGAAAGACGGTACCCTCTACAAGGTTTATCAACCAGGTAGAGAAAATAAGTTCTTTAAAGTAGCAAGTTATATTCAAGGTGTTGATCAGCTCACTTTCAAAGTACCCTATTTGATAATCTGTAGTTCACTTAAGGACTGTTTGGCATTTCTTACTCTCAAGATTAAGAATGCTGAGGTCATTGCTCCAGACAGTGAAAATATAATCTTACCTGAAAGGATAATTACAAATCTTAAATCAAGATATACAAAAGTAATTACTCTTTTTGATAATGATGAGGCAGGTTATAAATCAATGTTAGAGTACAAGAAGATATATGATTTAGATTTTGTTGATTTTAAATATGAAAAAGATCTTGCTGATTGTATCTCAGTTCATGGGGTAAACAATACTAGAGAATTGTTATATCCTTTATTAAAGAATGTAATTTCAAAAGAATGAGTTGGATATATAATAACGTAGAGTTTACAGATGATATGATTCCTGATGGAGCTGTAGGCTTTGTCTATGAAATGGAAGCTATCATAGATGGTAAAGTAGTTAAATACATCGGTAAGAAAAATTTCTATTCTGTAAGGAAAAAGAAGTTTGGTAAAAAGGCTCTAGCTGCTATGACAGATAAAAGAGCTAAGAAGTATACAATGGTTACAAAGCCTGACTATGCTAAGTACTATAGTAGTAATGCAGTACTAAAAGAAGCACACAAGTCAGGTGTAGTAATCAAAAGGTTTATTCTTAAG